ATTTACAAATCCACTTCTAGTTAACTCATCGTTGAATTCGAACATCACATCTTTTGCTGCCTGAGAAATAGCATATTCAAGATAGATAAAGAGTCTGCGAACATTAATTCTATCAAATGCAGAAGATTTAGCAAGACCTGTTTTATCACCAAATAGTATAATTCCAGAACCTGGTGAGAAGATTACTGGATTAATTCTTTCAGAATAAAGGCGATCTCTTTGTGCCTTTGTTGGATTATATGCAAGTTTTACGGCATTTAAAATTGAACCTCTTGAAGTTCCTGCTGGTGAGAACCATGGGAAGTTTACAGCGTCATTTCTAGCACATAGACCTGCAATATCTCCATTCAATGGAATATATCTAAAAGTATTTGAGAATCTATCATACATGTATTTGTATCCACTATCAAAAATTGCATAAGAAGAAGATGGAATTGCTGCATAATAACTAATCAAATTATCCGTAATCACTGATGAACTCTTCAGAGTATAAGAATCTGTTGTGGTTTCGGTAAGAAGTGCTCCTCTATATGGAGAAATAAAGGCAATTGCATCTTTTCTCAATTCTGCAACACTAATTAACTTAGATGCTAGTGATTGAGCAATATCTTGAGCGTAACCTGCAGATCCCATGAGGAGAAAATCTACATCATATTCTTCAGTATTTTCAAACAAGGCATAACCTGTAGATAAATCTGAAAGCGTGGCGGTAAGTGCTCCAGCAGTTGTAAGACCGGTGGCTCCTCCATAATTTTTACCTCCACCAAGAGTTAAAGTTGATGATCCAGAAGCTGCAAATTTAATTCCAGATGCTCCCTGATCCCAAGCAGTATCAGAATCTAAAGCAAATGTGCTTCCTGCATTTGATGTAGTGGTGATACCAGATGGTGCCCCACCTCCAAAAATGTAGGATGAATTTTCTGAAAGATACTTTCTCCAGTAAGAGGATGCACCTACAGAAAATTCTGCGTCTGTTGCTTTAGATAATCCTAAATGCTTTTCTAGAATTGTTCCAGCATTTCCCGTAATTGATCCATTGTCATCAAAAACAACAACATGAACTTCATCGAATCTTCCACCTCTTGATGCAGTGTATGCAGAGGTTCCTGGACGATTTGATAGACTATTCCAAGATACTGTTGAGTTTGTGAGTGAGATTGTTTGTTGATCAAACCAATCTTGTCTAGCAGTGTATGAAGTCGTTGCGAACGATGCAGCTACCCCTGCCGTATGTATCGCAACATTACCTGCAGAAGAGAATGCATAAACACCAAGTTGTTGATAATCAACTGCAGTTTCAGTTCCAGCAGCGGAAACATGACTTACTACTTTTACTGCAATATAATTAGTTCCTTTTTCAGTAACTACTCCTTTTAAATAACCATTAAGAACACTAGTTGTTCCCGCTCCAGGAAGCGTTGAAGAAATTGCTTGAGTAACACCCATTCCAACAGAAATAGATGCAGTAGCAATACCGCTTAAAATTTGATCGGCTTTACCATCGACAATAGCAACTTTAATTCCATTTGCCCAAGATCCTGGATTTCTTGCAGCAAAAGTTACGCCAGAAATAGTATTTTCATCATATCCAAGATTTACATAATCTTCATAACTTTTAATTTTAATACTTGTTGCAGATCCTACAAAAGCATTCTTTAATGAAGCATTGTCACTTCTAACTACTCTCAGAGTTCCACCATATGCTAGATACGAGGATGCAGTCATCCAGTTTTCATAATGCTTATCAATAGCGTATGGGTTACCAAAGTTTGCTAAAAGTTCTTGCTCATTACCAATCAAGATTGGTTCTTCTACAGGTCCTTGAGCAAAAGGAGACACAATCACTCCAATTTTGTCTGAGGTTGGATCTACTCTACCTGATGTTAAATCAACTTCTCTTACTACAATTCCAGGAGATGCTAAATTTAGTGGCATCTTAATTCTCCGTGATATCCAGAATTATTCTAGAAATATTTATTAAAAACAGTATTTTGATTGGGGAAATCATGCGTGAACATTTACCAGTCAGGATACTCCCATTTCAGTGTTTTATTTTTATTTTTTCTATTTTTAATTCTTTTTATTGTGCATTCCTTACACTCATAGGAATATGCTGATGCAAATGAACCCCTGTCTTTACGAGTCAAGTAAAAATCGTTCATTAAATTTTTAATTTTTCCACAAGAGCGACACTTCCTATCAAAGAATAAAAGATGTTCTAAATTTAATTGACTATCTAAATCCATTTACATATAATCCCACATATAGGAACGATCTCCATATTCATCGGTATACCATCTATCTCCTGTATTATCAACAAAAGACTCCATATTTTCTAATCCATCAGAAATAAAACCAAATGGGGACATATCCTGTTCAATTTGATTTTTTTGTTCTTCATATATTCTTTTTCGAACATCATTATCCGTCATTTCTTTAAAATATGGTTGTGCAATTAACCATGAAAAAATTACCAGACACATTGCAAGATCATCATTACAACCTTCCTCTGCTTCAAAAGAATTGTGTCTTTGGGCAAAAGTTGTTAACTCCGAAATAATATCATAATCAACAGTGAGTAATTTATCGTCTTCCAAAAGAGTTTTAAGATTTGAACATCCTAATTTTTTAACAGATGCCGTCATACGAACACCAAGTTGAGATTTCTTACCACTAAATCCAGATCCAACAATTTGTCCAGCTCTACCACGCATTGAGCACATTAAAACATTATCATATTCAAGATCAAAATGAAGAATATTTGCAACCTGATCACCAATATCATTAACTTCGACTAATAACCATGCATCATTATATCCCTTCGCAACTTCATGAATAATATTTGGAAATAACATTGGTTTTATTTCATTATTTCTATACTTTGCTACAACTTTATATGGAAAGTTAGTAATATCAAAAACAATAAATGCCGAATAGTCGTTACCAAGTCCACGAGCAACGTCAACGGTCATAAGATAATTATGTTCCTCTCTCGGATGATCATAGATATCTAAACCTGCATTCCTTTTGATTGGATCCTCATAAACTAAATTTCTAAGTTTAGATGGATTGATAAGAGTGTTAACAGACCCTAAAAATTCACATTCAAATTCAACTTTGAATTGTTGTTCGGATGTATTAGAGATCGTCTGCTCCTTCCAAACAGAGTCTCTACCAGGCACCTCAGACCAATGAACATCTGTGGGCACATATTCATTCTTACCCCGTTCAGAGTCATGCCACATACGGTAGAAATGATTCATACCGCGTGGTGTAGATACAATAATTACCTTCGTGCTTTGTCCAGAAGAAATAGTAGGATAAACAGAGGCAAAGAAGTCATCAGCAATGTGATTTGGGATGAAAGCGAACTCGTCGAGAAAGATGACATTATAGGATCCGCCTCGGACAGCAGATGACGAAGTAGAGTTAGATGAAATTTTGGAGCCATTTTCTAATTCTAAAGATCCTTTGTTCCAAGATATAATACCTTGTTGCATCCATTTAGGTAAATTTTCATATGCAAGTTGCAATCTTCCAAGAAGATCTCTTGCTGTGGATGCTTTGTTTGCTAGAATAGCTATATTAACATTATCATTAAAAACTGCATAATGTAACAAATATGATACAACAGTTGTAGATTTACCGGTTTGACGCGGCATCTTACAAATATTAAATCTATTTTTATGAAAATTATCAATCAGTTTTTCTTGAAATGGATATAATTCAAATGGAACTAAACCATGATCCAGAGAAACAATTTTGATATAATTTCTAGAAAAATATACAGGGTCTTCCTTACACTTTAAAAACTCAATAATTTGATCTTCCGTAAATTCTATTGGAGTATTTGCTTTTTTGAGCAAAGGATTGCCCAAATAAACATCATTAGACATATTCATACTCCCTTTTTGAGTTCATAATGTAAAGTAATTTTTTTAGTTACAATTCCAGCGACGAAGAGCTTTGTTAATTCTTGAATCTGGATCTCTTGCAGTTTTTGCAGAAGTCAATTTAGATTTCATACCTTTCATTCTGCGGCAAAAGGACTTACGGCGTTCAGCCCTTTTGCCAGTAGGCTTTTTTTCGGTTACTGCTGTTTGAAGTTTTGATCCTGGATTTTCACGACGATAAGCATCTACCGTTGATTGACTTAATCCATCAACACCATCTTTACGATTTTTTGACTGCCAATCTTC